TTTTATTTTCTTTACGTAAACAATTATATGGAAAGATGAAAGAACTTCCTCATCTTGAGGAACACATCTATGCCTGTGTGAATAAGGAAGTTTATGATAGTGAAATCTTCATCAAATATTCAAAGGAAGAGATTGATACGGTAAATAGTTTTATTAATCATGATCGTGATTTTCTGTTTACCTATGCGGGACTTCGCCAAGTAGTTGATAAGTATTTGGTTCAAGATCGTAGTTCTGGTGGTGTATATGAAACTCCACAATTCATGTATATAATGATTGCATTGACTATATTTGCAGAGTATCCTAAAGAAACAAGGTTAGAATATGTCAGACGATACTACAACGCAATCAGCAAGCACAAAATCAACATCCCAACGCCGATTATGGCAGGAGTGCGAACACCACTCCGTCAATTTGCATCTTGTGTTCTCGTTGATGTTGATGACACCCTCGATAGTATCTTTAGCAGTGATATGGCTATTGGCCGTTACGTTGCACAAAGGGCTGGTATCGGCATCAATGCAGGCAGAATCCGTGGCATCAACGCTAAGATCAGAGGTGGAGAGGTACAACACACAGGTGTTGTCCCCTTCCTTAAGAAGTTTGAGGCAACTGTCCGATGCTGCACACAAAACGGCATCCGAGGTGGTTCTGCTACAGTTCACTTTCCTATCTGGCACCAAGAGATAGAAGATATCATTGTCCTTAAGAACAACAAAGGTACAGAGGACAATCGTGTTCGTAAACTAGACTACTCAATTCAAATCAGCAAACTGTTCTATGAACGATTTATCCAAGACGGAGAAATCACTCTCTTCAGTCCACACGACGTTCCTGGTTTGTATGATGCTTTTGGTACTGATCGATTTGACGACCTTTATGTGGGTTATGAACGAGATGACTCTATTCCGAAAAAGACTATCGGAGCTCAAAAACTCATTCTGGATCTTCTAAAGGAAAGAGCAGAAACGGGTCGTTTGTATATTATGAATATCGATCACTGCAACTCACACTCTTCCTTTAAAGATAAGGTTGAGATGAGCAATCTTTGTCAAGAAATCACTCTTCCAACATATCCGATTCAGCATATTGATGACGAGCATGGAGAGGTTGCTCTCTGTATTCTTTCTGCTATTAATGTTGGTAAGGTGAAGTCTGATGAAGAACTGGAGGAACTTTGTGAACTTTCTGTTCGTGGACTTGATGAGTTGATTGACTATCAAAAATACCCCGTAAAGGCAGCAGAAATCGCCACTAAGGCACGTCGTTCTCTTGGGATAGGGTTTATTGGGTTAGCACACTATTTGGCAAAACTTGGATTCTCTTATGGTTCTCAAGAAGCATGGGATGCAGTTCATGGACTATCCGAAGCCTTCCAGTATTACCTTCTGAAAGCATCTAATCAACTTGCAAAAGAGAAGGGACATTGTGAGTACTTTGGACGTACTAAGTATGCTGATGGTATTCTTCCGATTGATACATACAAAAAAGATGTAGACGAAATTTCATCTCAGGAGTTACAGCATGATTGGGAGAGTCTTAGGGCATCTATACTGGAGCACGGACTCAGGCACTCAACGTTGTCCGCACAGATGCCATCGGAGAGCAGTTCCGTTGTGTCAAATGCAACCAATGGAATCGAACCACCTAGAGGATACCTGTCCGTTAAAAAATCAAAGAAAGGACCTCTTAAGCAGATTGTTCCACAATATGCTTCATTAAAAAATAACTATACTCTTTTGTGGGAAATGCCTGACAATAAGGGTTACATAAATGTGGTGGCAGTGATGCAAAAATTCTTTGATCAAGCTATATCTGGTAACTGGAGTTACAATCCTGAGAATTATCCGGACAATGAAGTGCCAGTTTCGGTAATGGCAAATGACTTTTTGACTACATACAAGTACGGGTGGAAGACTTCCTACTATCAAAATACTTACGATATTAAAACCGATGAGGTAGTGGAAGAAAAATCCGAATTGAAAAATCTAATTGATGAGTTAAGTTCAGTAGAGGAGGGAGAGTGTGAATCCTGTGCAGTTTAAAGTTTCTTCCGTTGACAGTCCAACTACTCAAATAGAGGGAATGACTGTTTTTAACACAGAACAAGTTAATACTAAGAAGCAACCAATGTTTTTTGGTAAACCTCTGGGAATCCAAAGGTATGATTCATACAAGTATCCAATCTTCGATAAACTGACTACTCAACAACTAGGATATTTCTGGAGACCCGAAGAGGTGTCTTTGCAGAAAGATCGTGGTGATTATCAAACTTTGCGTCCTGAGCAGAAGCATATCTATACTTCTAATTTGAAGTATCAGATCATGCTTGACTCTGTTCAGGGTCGTGGACCTGGTATGGCATTTATTCCATATTGCTCACTTCCTGAGTTGGAAGCATGTATGGAAGTATGGGGATTTATGGAGATGATTCATAGTCGCTCATACACCTACATCATCAAAAATGTCTATTCAGATCCCAGTGAAGTGTTTGATAGGATTGTCACAGATGAACGCATTCTAGAACGATCTAGAAGTGTTACAGAGTCATATGATGACTTTATCAATGAAGCACAAAATTATGGTGTTTCTAATATGTGGAAGCACAACATTGATGAAGTACCATTAGGAAAACAAACGCTTAACGATGTCAAACGAAAACTGTACAGAGCAGTTGCAAACGTTAACATTCTTGAAGGTATTCGGTTCTACGTTAGTTTTGCTTGTAGTTTCGCCTTTGGTGAACTTAAGCTTATGGAAGGATCCGCTAAAATCATTAGTCTCATCGCAAGAGACGAAAACCAACACCTAGCCATTACTCAGAATATTCTGAATAAGTGGAAGCAGGGTGATGATCCTGAAATGAAACAGATTGCAAAAGAGGAAGAAGAGTGGACTTATAAAATGTTTGATCGTGCGGTTAATGAAGAAAAAAGATGGGCAGAATATCTGTTCAAAGATGGTAGCATGATCGGACTTAATGATAAACTTCTTCAGCAGTATGTTGAGTGGATAGCAAACAGAAGACTTAAATCAATTGGGTTAACTCCCCAATACGATATTTCATCAAAAAATAATCCACTTCCTTGGACAGAGCACTGGATTTCCTCTAAGGGACTTCAGGTAGCGCCACAGGAAACAGAAGTAGAAAGTTATGTTGTTGGTGGTATTAAACAAGATGTCAGCAAAGACACATTTAGTGGATTTAAACTCTGACAAGTTGAGGAAAATATGCTTAAATAGGGAGTAGCAATACTCCCTATTTTTTATGCCTAGAAATGAGTTTAATAAAGACGAATTTAAGGTTCGTGTGCTAAAATTAAAGAACGAACTATCTCACGAAAAGCATAGTGAAGGTATTACTTATCTGGCACATAAATATCTGAATAAGGTGCTTGATATGATTGATGAGTATAGGTATTGATTATGAAAACCCATGGATGTATTTGGAGAGACCTTTTACTAGTGATGATATTCGGGACAACTACGGTTTTGTTTATCTCATTACCAATCTCACCAACCAACGAAAATACATTGGGCGAAAGTATTTTTGGTCGCATCGAAAACCGCCAGGAAAGAAACGTAGAGTAAAAAAAGAATCTGATTGGAAAAAATATTATGGGTCTTGTCCGGAACTTAAAGAAGAGATTGACCGACTGGGGAGAGAAAATTTTAGTCGAACTATCTTGTCTTTACATAAAACAGCTGGCAAAACAAACTACGAAGAGACGAGACAACTCTTCACCAACAATGTCCTCACAGAATCACTTGACGACGGAACCCCGAGGTACTATAATAGCAACATCCTCAGCAGGTACTTCCGAAAAGATTATTATGATGCAAACTGAAGACATTGTTGCTCATGCTAGAGAGTGGGCAATTGATAGAGTTGGAGATATTCATGAGGAGGTTTCTAAATTTCAACACGATGATGGAGAACTTGATAATGCATATGCTCTTTACCAAGAGTTTGCAGAATGGATTGAACCTGAATCCGAAGATCTTGAGATTGTAAGTCTTGACGAGATTACTGAAGAAGAGTATAATGATTATATTGAAAGAAGTTAATTCTTTCTAAAGGGTAGATGTCCGAGTGGTTAAAGGAGGAAGACTGTAAATCTTCTGGCTCTGCCTACGTTGGTTCAAATCCAACTCTGCCCATTGACAATCTGACCAATTTATGGTATGATTGTCCCATGGGCACGTAGCATAATGGATAATGCAACTGCCTTCTAAGCAGTCGATTGCAGGTTCGAGTCCTGCCGTGCCTGTTGGTTTATAAATAGATTAGAACTATTCATTCTAATCCATGAGTAAACCATATAAACTGATGACCGAAGAGGAGAAATCCGAATTCAATCAGTATTGTATTGAGAGATGGAGAAAGCGTAAAGCGGATGCCATTTCTTATAAAGGCGGAAAGTGTGAACGATGTGGTTACGATAAGTATCCAGATGTGTTAGAATTTCATCATCTTGATCCTACTGAAAAAGAAGCATCTTGGAATAAGATACGTCTTTGGAATTGGAAAAAGATTGAAGCAGAACTAGACAAATGTGAAATGCTTTGTGCTAACTGCCACCGCGAAGTTCATGTTGAACTTCGTAATTGCCACTATAGCTCAGCTGGATAGAGCAACGGTTTTGTAAACCGTAGGTCGTCGGTTCAAGTCCGACTCGTGGCTTTGGTAGTCGTTAGACACCAAACTCGCGGAGTTAGTTCAGTCAGGTAGAACGCTATCCTTCCAAGTTAGATGTCGTCGGTTCGATTCCGATACTCCGCTTTCCCTTTTGGGAATTTATTCCTCTATAGCTCAATTGGCAGAGCACGAAGCTGTTAACTTTGGGGTTCCTGGTTCGAGTCCAGGTGGAGGAGTAACGGGATGGCGACACCCGTGCTCACATCTCCGAGAGAAAAAAGAATCGGAACACCAACCCATGTGAGAGAGAAGTGGGATCCTTCTCGATGCCCATCAGTGTTATTCTGCAGGATAGCATTGATGTATTCTTATTGCTTGCTTAGTTCAGCGGTAGAACACCAGAGTTACATTCTGGGTGTCGGCGGTTCGATCCCGTCAGCAAGCATTTTCGTCATAAATAGAATGAAGAAAAAGAAACTTAAAGAATTAATCCAGAGCCCTTTGCGGTTTCATCATCAAGATATTCACGAAGAACTTGAAGAACTTAAAGGAATGATTAGAGATGTTAGTAGTCAGATGCAGGAACTGCAACAAAGAGTTGAGCAGCTCTCCAAAAACACAGACTTGCGGGTGTCCCAACATGATGACAATAGTGGGGGACAAGGTTTCGGCCTTGGACCTAAGTAAAATCATTATGGTTTCATCAAACAAAGAAAAACAACAAAAGAGTTCTTTTTCTCCTGATGAACTTGCTTATCAAGAAGCAAGAAGAAACCGAAAGGTTCGTAAGTTGGACTTTGAAGTCCGATAATGTGGAGATTGTGGGCTAAAGCACTTGGAGAAAAAGCATCCAAGTGTGATAGAGAAGCAAATACTGTTGCTCTTATAAGAACCTTTATCTTCATTACTTATTTCATCACTAACATTGCCATTGTTGCAAATGCAGTAAGGCATTGGAATGATAATACTCCTGGAGAGGGTCCGGTTGGTCGAGGAAGCTGTCTTGAAAACAGTCGGGTGTAAAAACTTCGCAGGTTCGATTCCTGTTCTCTCCGTTTGTGTATAAATGCAAACATTACTTGACAATGAAATGTGCGATACTACCATATAGTATTATGGCGCACATTCAAAATGGATCAACACACCTATAACAACTGGGTAAAAATCAAAGAAACATTTGAAAAGTCTGGTAATACTAACAATATGTTTTATAAACGAGCATGTGCTATAGTAAATACTAAGAAAGATCCGCTGGCAAAATATTTGGGCGATGAGTGAAGACGAGAACAGAGAACTTTACAAACAGTTGATGGAAAGAGTGAAACAACTTAGAATGCAAGAGTTGTTTGAAGAACCTTCTACATACGAGGACGATGAAGATGACGATTTCAACTTTGCTAGGTAATGATTTATTTCTTGCAGCACTGTGTTATCTCTTGACAATGGTTCCAATCATAGGTATAATGATTATACATTCAAAGAAATAACGGGGTGTAGTATAGTGGCAGAATGCCGCGTTTGGGACGCGGAGGTGCAAGTTCGATTCTTGCCACCCCGACTTATAAATATCCTTAATTAATGAAAGACATTACTTTTTATACCGTGGAATACTGGCAAGAAAACTGGGACGAAATGATTACAAGAGTGGAAAATGGAGAAACTCTTGGAGTAGAAGATAGAGGAAATAGAGCAATAATGACACCTGCGGATGATGAACTCATACGCATATACAACGAACAAAACAACGAAGCATCTTAATTTTTCTTGCGAGTGAGACTTGGTAGTCAGAGTCGCCTTATAAGCGATTTGCGCCAGATTAGCGCCTTTGAGATGGTTCGAATCCATCCACTCGTATTACTC